TAAAATAAATATGGTTAAGATTTAAGGAATTATTAACTGAGCTGCTGCTGCCGGTTCTACAACGAATGCCGGTTCAGGCTCTTTGCCTAAGAATGTTATGATAGCACCATTCAAATCACCATATGCTCTACCTAAGCCAGGAGTAGCTGCTGATACACGAACTGGATTTTGATAACCCATCAACCAGTAAGTTCCTCTCTGATCTAAGATTAAGATCCTCCACTTTCCCTGCCCTAATACCAAAATTTGATTTCTGATAATAGCATCAAGTTTGTGTAATGTTATTTCAAGCGTCATTTCATAGAACGCTGTTCCGTTTTCTGTTGAATATACACCATTCTCTGTGAAAGAACCAGTTTCAATTTCTTGTTCGAATGTATAGAAGCCTGAGAATGTACCACCAAAAGAAGTAATTTCGCTGTTAGTACCTAACACATAAGTTAAGTCTGAACCATTCCAAGTACCTATATAAACTTCTTGAATACCACCGATATTATCTCTACAACCGAGCGTGTAACCTTCGTTTAAAATACAAGCCATTTTTTTTGAGTTATTTTTTTCTTGATAGAGGCCCACCGAAGTGAGCCCCACCATATAATATTAAGAGATATTCTAAGATGCTTTGTAAACAATGTATTGAGGGAAAGCTACTTGAGCACCAACTTTGAACTTAGCTCTGAAGTAAGTGATGTTATCACGAATGTCATACCAGAACTGGAAGTTGTCTCCGTTTCTTGCTTCACCGAACGAGTCAGTACCGAAGAATAGGTTAGATGCAGGTGTAAGAACCATTTCATTTCTACCATTCAAACCTCTTGTAGCAACGATTCTAACGTTAGTGTTAGTGTAGTTATCTAAAACCCAAGTATGACCTTGAACTCCATCATAACCGAAGAAGTAGTTGTTGTTTCTAAGAGCGTTCATCAATACTCTAAAGTTAGCGTGAGACATAAATAGAGTTAAGTCACCTTCACCTAAAACATCATTAGGAAGTAATGAAATCATATCATCTACAACAGTAAGTGCGTTAGCAGTTGTAAGAGCACCTGAGAAAGTAGTAGAGATAATTGAGTTCGTAGCAGAAGTGTTTTCTAAGATGTGAAGGATACCATCACAAAGTGCTAAATTACCTGAACCGAAAGTACCTAAAGTTGAACCTTTCCAGAAAATATCTTCTACAAATTGTCCTACTTTTTCTACTTTATTCGCTAAGTATACTTGATTGAATACTTCTGGTGCGAATTCATTGTATGAACCTTCTTTTGCAAGTTGTCCAATCCAATATTGTTCGAACTGATCGACACAAATTGATTCTTCTACTTTGATAGGACATACTGTAATGTCTCTCTGAGAAAGAGTAGTAGAGCCTGTTGGTGAGATTGTACCACAACCACCAGCAGCAGCTACAAGATTGTTAGTCAAAAGATTGATTGAGTCAGCATACTTAACACCTGTCTGAATAGAAATATAATCAAAAGTGTTTCCAACTAAAACCGCTTCTTTCAACAAGATACCCGACAACTGATCTGTATACTGGGTAAGATTTGCTAAATTTAATGTTGCCATTGTTTTAAAGTTAATTTTTTTTGTAGTTTTTTAAACTATTAACGATTGTTTTTACGAGCTTTCTCTCTGATTGATTGTATGTCTGGCATACCTAAATCAGATTTCTTCTCTTCAACACTTCTGAACTCAACAGATTTAGTCGTGATTGGTTCAGTTGCAGGTGAGTTTGCAAACGCAGACATTTCTTTCTTCATCATTTCCGCGTCTCCAACTATCATATTCATTTTTTCAATTAGAGCCATAACTTTTTCTTCAAGTTGTGCTACTTTTGTTTCCATGTCGGCAGCCATTTTATTGTCATACCCCATTTCTTTTTTGTCTTCTTTAGAACCACCTTCAATCGTGACTTCTACTTCTGATTCAGATTCAGGCTTTTCTTCTGGCTTCATCATCTCTTTGACTTTACCAGCTTCAACCACTATTTCTACTCCTGAGTCAAGAACATATTTACCGTCAGACATAGGCATTCCTACACCTTGCTCATCTAAAATGCTTACTTCCGAGCCAATAGTCAATTCTTCGTCAGGAGATGTAATAACTAATTCACCGGCTTTAACCTGAGCGAACTTTACTTCTTTATCAAGTCCAATTAGCGACTTGAGTTGATTCTTGATTTTCTCAATCAATTTTTGTTTATTCTCCATCTTAGTTAAGATTTGTTTTTATATAATATGTAGATATTATTATTTTCTAAATTTGCATTAGAACTTTTTTTAGTTATACACTCTAATTACTAAATTACCGACAAAAAGATTGTCTGTTAAATTGCCTTCTAAATTCCAAATATAAACACCTAAGCTATTAGCATCATTCCAAAAAATATTACTTACAATAGGTGTTCCTTGTTGTGGATTAAAATGTGGTATAACTTTTTTATAGTCAGGAAAAGCACCTAAGCCAGATAAGTAATATTCACCTGTTGAATTTCTCATAAAAGTCAGTTCAACACCTAATTCATTTTTTACAACAGCTGCGTTAGGTGCTTGTAAATAACCTGAATTTGTGATATAAGCTATCCACTCACGATAAGGTGGTGTAGGAAATGATGGTGTTTTTTTTGCGAATAAACCAAATATATTCATATTATTAATTAATTATATACTCTTATCACTAAATTACCTACAAAAAAATCATCACTAAGACCTCCAGCATATCCCCATATATTAACACCTAAACTATTTGCATTATTCCAGAATACATTCCAAAACATAGGTGTTCCTTGTTGAGGGTTAAACATAGGTACAACTTTTTGATAAGTAGGGAAAGATCCAGTCGCAGTGATTGTATATTCACCTGCATTCGTTCTACCATAAGTTACCGTAACACCTAAATCATTTTTGGCTACGATAGCTGTTGGAGCAGATGTTGAATTTTGAGTTATATAAGCCACATATTCTTTGTAGTCAATAGAAGATGTTGCGCCTCCAGTATTAGCTTGTAACTCTGCAATTGCTTCAGTCCATGCTAATTTATTTTCCATTGTTACATTCGTTAAATCAACCATTGTTTAAATTTTAATTTTTTTAGATTGCATCTTCCATTGCTTTATCGTTAGAAAATGTATCATTCTGTCCTAATGCAGATGTGTTTGATACAGTAGAACCAACAAGAATTGTCTGTAATGAAACTTTATTTGAGAATGTATCATTTAGTGGCAGACTAGCCAATCTTGTCTTGAGGCTTTCTCTATTTGAGAATGTCGTGTTGTTTTGCATTTCATTAATTTATTTTTATTTTCCGATTATATTACAGAATACACTACCTAAAGAAACACTAGTCGGATTAACACCGTTATTGGTTAATACAGTATCAACATAATAAGTTGTGTTAGCATTTAAACCTGTAATATTACCTAACATTACAATTCTCTGAGAAGTAGGCGTATCCCAAATTATATCATAATAATCCCATATTAAATCCGTAACAAATGGAACATTTTCAACATATGTATTTGATGGCAGAACACTTGATGTAGCAACTAATCTACCCGATACATACATTTGATACTGGTCAGCATTTGTAAATCTCATTGATATTTGAACATTTACAGATTCATAACCACTAAATGTCTGACCGATGCCAGCATAAACTACTTTATCATTACTATTTTTACCAATAGTAAAAGTAATTGGCGTACCGAAACCTGTCTCACCTTGTGGTAATATTTCAGATAATCCACCTTGAGCTCCTGTTGGACCTGCCGGACCTGCTGGACCTGCCGGACCTTGAGGACCTGTTGGACCTTGAGGGCCTACGCCGCCTTGAAGATTATCTAAGGCTGAATCTAAGGCTATTTTATTTGTCGTTGTATTATTTCCTAAAATTGACATATGTGAAATTTAATTTTGTATTAGTGTCTAAGTGATAAAGAGTATTATGGAGTATATACATATACTACTTACTATTCATTACCTTTTAAACCTATTAATGAATCTTTAGATCTTAAAAATGTTAAGGCTAATGCTAACCATCCTGATACTTCTGTGATAG